GAGCATTATTAAGTGGATAAATTAGATTTTGGTTACTACAACATGGACTGTATGGCCGGCATGAAACTTTTCCCTGATAAATACTTTGATGTGGCAATCGTAGACCCACCATACGGAATCAATGCGCCGAACATGGCGATGGGAACCAATAAGAGCCGGACAAAGAACGGTTATCCAGCCGAAAGCACCGCAAGCAGATTGAAACGGAGTGGACAGGTAAAGGAATGGGATAGCAAACCGCCAACGGAGGAATACTTCAAAGAATTGTTCCGCGTATCGAAAAATCAGATTATATGGGGCGGAAATTATTTCAATCTGCCACCAACAAAGTGTTTTGTTGTATGGGATAAGGTGCAGCCGTGGGATGCCTTTTCACAAGCGGAGATTGCGTGGACTTCTTACAATCTCCCGGCAAAACTGTTCAGATACTCAAACACTGGCGGAACAAATTCAGAGAAGCGCATCCATCCAACCCAGAAACCGATAGCATTGTACGAATATCTAGTAGGCGCTTTTAAGCTATCGGGGGGGGTGTGTGGTGCTTGACACACATGTAGGATCTGCGTCAAGCCTCATCGCATATCACAGAACCGGCGTGAGGTTTGTAGGGTTTGAGATAGACACCGAGATGTATGAGGTTTCAAATGCGAGACTGGAAAGAGAAAAAGCACAATTATCCCTATTCGATTTAGGGATGGAAAGGAATGGAGATGAGTAGTTTTGTACCGATTTACGCGGTTGATTTTGACGGAACACTCTGCGAAAGTAAGTGGCCCGGAATTGGCGCGCCGAACAAAAAACTGATACAGCATCTTGTTCAACGCAGAACAGAGGGAGCAAAAGTGATCCTTTGGACTTGCAGAGTGGAAGAACATCTGAAAGAAGCGGTGGACTGGTGCAGTAAATTTGGCTTAGAGTTCGATGCGGTCAATGATAATCTGCCGGAAAACGTTGAAAAATATGGTAACAATCCAAGAAAAGTGTATGCCACTTGCTATATTGACGATTTGGCGGTGGATAAAAGAAAATACGATCTTCCGTTTCATGCGGACGAAAAGATCGACTATTCAAAATTCGATAAATACCCTCTCGGAAGTGAGTGGATGTTAAAGACGGAATATGCAGAGCTTCCGGTGGTAGTAGAAGAGGTAAATGCTTTTCATGGGTATATCAGTGTAAGAAGCACGAGCGAAGAGGATAAATTTAGATATTTTAAGGTTCGCCGTGATATTGAATGGTTTTATGACAAATTATTTCCAAAGGAGTGATGCGTTTATGAAGAAAAAGAAAATCAATCCGCAAGAATTTGACTGTGGATGCTGTGGAAATCAGATTTATAAGAGCCGCCTTAGAGACGAGGTAAAGTGTTGTTATTGCGGTTATATCAATCATGTAGGGAAGTACGTCAGGAGGAAACACAATGGATAAAACAAAGATAGAATGGGCTGACAGCACATGGAATCCGATTACTGGCTGCCGTCATAAATGCCCTTATTGTTATGCCAGAGGCATTGCAAACCGTTTTGTATCACGGAAAGGATGCCATCTGGTAGAACCTGAGACGTACAAACTCGGAGACGATGGTTCTGAAACTTATGAGATCAATGAGCAACCGTATTATGTTGATGATGAGACCGGAAAACAATTCAGATGCGCCTATCCGCATGGATTTGTGCCGACAATCCACAGATACCGCATGGGAGAATACAGAGACAAAAAGAGGCAGAGAAATATCTTTGTCGGATCAATGTCGGATGTGTTTGGAGAGTGGGTTCCTGATAGATGGATCAGGGAAGTGTTTAATGCTTGTGAGAAAGCTCCGCAGCATAATTACCTCTTCCTCACGAAGAATCCAGGAAGATATATGGAGCTACATCATTATGGAGAATTACCACTCAGAGATAATATGTGGTACGGAACGACAGTCACAGATCCAGATGCGGAGTATATGGGACAGGACGGACACTATGAGTTCCATACGTTTTTGTCAGTAGAGCCTATACTGGCAGACTTCGGAGAACTGAGTGAGAAATCATACATCCCGGAGTGGATCATCGTAGGAGCGGAGACTGGCAGCAGAAAAGATAAAGTCATACCAAGACGAGAATGGATTGAAAATATTGTGGAGCAGTGCAGAAAGTACAACATACCGGTATTTATGAAACCAAGCCTCACGGACATTTGGGGCGAAGAACTCATTCAAGAGTTTCCGAAAGCCCTTATTCATGCCTGATTTATTCCAGAGCATTGATAAGAATATGGTTAAATCGCCGGTAGCGTACTGCAAAACACACAAAGGGTATCTATCAACGAAGCAAATGAAAGTCCATAAGTGCCTGCAGATAGGATGCACTGGACTGAAAAGATTGGAACATCCCTACTGGGAGGAACGCCAACGGAAAAAGGATGAAGCGAAGAGAAAAAAGAAGCAACAGTAAATTGGTTCATGTTTCATTTGATGAAGTAGAGAGATTTGTTCCGAGAGTTCCGAAACAGATCTGCCCGGATGAGGATAACACCACTCCGAGGATATGCGTAGCACCTAACATATTGAGTGCAATCCAAGCGATGCCGCAAGGCGGAACAGTAGCGTACAACATGGCAAGGATTGGCGTACCGGTTGTTATCCATGCGTATTACATAGAGAGTGATGCTATCCTCATGCCGGAACAGATAGCGGATAAAGTGCCGGATGCCGTTGCCACAGGAGAAATGTGGGTTATGGCAGTTCCGGCAGCAGTCCGCCGAATAGACTACGAGATTGTTGATCCGTATGTGCCTATGAGGATTGATAGGAATGGCACGAGAGAGCGATTTCTTGTATGGTACGGAGAATTGAAAAGGGTTCGGTATCAGGATAATTGGAGAAACCTATCTACCAGAACAGCCAGAAATCAAAAGGCGGTAGATTGGTTTATGCAAAATAAGCCGGACATATCGTACAGAACATTTATGTCAAATATGGACGATGAACTATTGAAATCATTCCATGTGGAATTACAGGAGGTATGGGAGTGAACAAACAGAAGAAATTAGCAAAGCAGAACACGCCGTTGTATAAGAGAGTACCGACACTTAATCTGGTAGACTATTCAGATATAAAAGTGCCGCTGGTAGTGATATACGACAGTCCGAAAGATTTTCCGGGGAAAGTGGTGGCAAGAGTATGGGACGGAGAGAAAAGCCGGCCAACAAATGTTTACTGCGAATATGAAAATCTTAAAAGATGCGAAGATGATGTAATGTCAGCCGGATTCATGTTCAAATTTCCAAGGACACCGGAGGACGATGCGTGCATCGTTGAAACATACATGAGATAGGAGGATTGCAATGGCAAAGAAGAGAAGCTGCCGCAGAACAGTAAATGAAGATAAGGTACATGAAAAAGCGGTTAAAATTCGCAAAATGACCGATGAACAGTTGGTGCAGTATGTCAATGACAGAGTGGAAAAAGCCAGGAGTGAGGGATTTAATCAGGGAAAGAAATCGTCTACCGGAATGACGGTCAATGATTTTCTGAAAGAAATCTCAAAAATCAAAGGTGTCGGAGATACCACAATCTGCAAAATCATGGAGCATTTCAGAGAGAAAGGGATTAAGGATGAAAAAGACACCACTACAAATATTTGAGGAACGTAACGAAAAGGATTGCTGTCTTAACTGCAAAAAGCTGATTGTAAAGCAGACAGACGCAGGACATATAAATTTCTGTGGAGAAACAGGAAAGATCATTCTCGATATGTTCCTTGATGTTGGAACTCATTTTCCAAAATGCAAATATGAGAGAAAGGAGTAAGCCATGCGTGTACAGAATCACATACCAATCAAGGCGGTAGCCATCAGAGAAGAGGACGGATTGGAAATCGGAACTGAATATGATGTAGAGGATATTATGATGGGGCAGAGCAATACGAGTGTGGAGTTGGTAGGGATAAAAGGAGCATATAACAGTATCTCTTTCAAATTCATGCACGATGGCAGAGAGATTGACATTTTCAGAAGTCCTTTAATCAATCCGTATATGAGATTTAACGGTAACAATGGGATTTGCTATAAGGAGTAGCTGATGATAAAAACGTGGTATGAGGAATATGAGAAGATAAAGGATAAGGCGATAGTGGTATTTGGATATGAGTGGGAGTCTATGGCAGATGAACAGAAAGAGAAGATCCTAGCAGAGAAAACCGTGATAATGAGCGGAGACAGCGGATATGCCTGTAAACGCTATCAAATTATCGGAAACGCAAACAATCTGTCAGACCATGAATGTGCCATAATAGCGGATGGTGGAAACCTTTGCTTTGGGTACAGAATGGAGGGACAGGAAATCGTTGTATACACAGATTAAAGGAGGACAATATGGAAGCAAGAGAACTGGCAAATAAGCTCTATGGACGAGCATACGGAGATAGTTTCGATGATGTACTGGAAGAGGCAAAACAGAGCGGTCTCGTCATTGTGACGGGTGCATCAGATGATTTGATGGAGTTCAATGGAGCAATCTGCGATGAGGGAGG